ACGAAGAGTTTGAGTCTGCTTATGGTCAAAGCAAGTCGGCGGCGCGTGAAGTGTTGGATATGTTGATTGTGCAGCGATATCATGGTGCGTCGTATGAGGACGGTGTGCCAAGTTCGTATCGTTTGGAGCGTGACGCGCAGTTGGCGCAGGAGCGGGCAATGCCTGAAGAGCCGCCGGAAGCTGCAATGAGTAGCACGACGGGTATGGTTGGCACGGATGCCGAGGGTAATCTTGTTGAGTATGGCGTTGGGTCGTTGAGTGAAACGGCGTCGAACATGTTCCGCGGCCCGCGGGGCTTGGAGAGTTTGTCGCGGTTTGCGAATGGTGGTGAGGCTGAGTCGGAAGAAGAGCGTCGTCGTATTTTAGCGTTGCTTGCGAAGGGCGGTACACCAGAAATGCGTGAGCAGTTGGAAGAGCTTGCGGACGTTGAGTATGCTGCGGACATGCAGAAATACTTGGACCCGATAGCGCGGGTTGGTTTTGATCCTGACGTGGTAAAAACGGTTAAGGGTCGCAATATGCACCCGGATGACGCGTATCATGCTCCGTCGGATACATTGGTTGTTGACACAAACTTTGGGGCGTATGCGCCCGAGGTTCAGGCGCATGAGTTTACGCATAGAGGGATGTACGACATTTTGAATATGTACGTTTCTGACCCGAAGCGTTTTGAACAGGACTTTGGAAAACCTGCGGCTATTTATGCGGAAAACATTTTAAAAGATATGCGGGGTCCTCAAAACAAGCTTTATTCTGAGGCTTTAGCTGAGTTTTTTGAGCAGCCGTCGAAGTTTAATTATCCCCGCGTGTATTACTCCGAAACGGGTGAAGTGATACAAAAAGGTGACATAGACGCCTATCGTAAAGCAAATCCGGGTGTAGAGACTAAGGCGGTTAATCGACAGCAGGATGGGCACCTTACACAATTCTTAGATCGTAACACACGGCCTTTGGTTGAGGCGTATCGCCAATTTAAGGAAACGGGCGAAATACCACCAGTTGGAGATGTTTCTGAGGACAAGCTTAGACAAATGTTTGAAGGCGCCGAAGGAATGCAGACTGCTGCGGAGTTTTTATTGGAGCGCAATCCTGTAAGGGGCTATGCGAATGGTGGTGAGGCCATTGCGTCGAAGCAGGCGAGTGCAGATGATTTAGCGGGTTTAGCAGCGAAGATACGTGAGGATTATGGGTTTGATCCTGTTTCGTTGGCGTTAGAGATAGGCGTTGATCCTGAGTTGGCGCTGCGTTTGGTGTTTCAGGAGAGCAGGGGCAAACAAAGCGCGGGCAGCGAGAAGGGTGCGCGCGGTTTGACGCAGCTTATGCCGGGGACGGCGAAAGAGATGGGCGTGGATATTAACGACCCGAAGGACAACTTCATTGGCGGGATGAAGTATCTGAAAAAGATGACGGACCAGTTTGGTTTGGAGTTGGGCTTGGCGGCGTATAATGCGGGGCCGGGCAACGTGGCGAAGTATGACGGGGTGCCGCCGTTTAAGGAAACGCAGGATTATTTGCGTATTATCTTGGAGCCGTTTCAGGGTACGAGTGTGCAGCCTTTGTTGGATACGGGGTCGGAAAATTATTTGATGTCGCAGCCTGTGGCGGCTGTAGGTGAGTATAGCCCGCGTCCGAGGTTGCGTCCGACGGATTTGGATTTCTTTCCGCAACCTATAGAGCCGATGATTCGGCCACGATTACGTCCAGAGGGCTTGGAACCGGTTGTGGATGAGGTAGAAGAGGCGTTGATACGGCGCGCAAGGCCGTCTATGGTTGAAAAGTACGGGCTACCGGGAGATATGCCCGCGGGAATTGGCAGTTTGAACACGGTTGCCAAGAATATGTATAGCTAGAAAAAGCCGGACTAACATGGTAGGTTAGGTCAGGTTTTGGAGAAAATGTATGGCGTTACCACCAATTACACCGACGGCGTCTTTTGTTGAACGGGAAAACGACGATCCTCAAATTGAGGGTCTAGCGGACGATTTAGACATTGAAATGCCGGGTTCGCGCATGTCGCGGATGGAATATTCTGACGGTATTGAGGTTGAAGAGGACGACGACGGCGGCGTTGTCGTTGATTTTGACCCTGAAGCGGCCAAAGCGGACCGCGAAGAAGACTTTTATGAGAATTTGGCCGAAAATATGGACGATGGGGACCTTGGAATGGTCGCCAACGACCTTTTGGGGCAGTATGACAGCGCGAAATCGTCGCGCGAGGACTGGGAAGAGTCATATTCTAAGGGTTTGGACCTGTTGGGGTTCAAATATCAGGAGAGAACAGAGCCGTTTCGGGGTGCAACTGGGGTAACACACCCGCTTTTGGCCGAAGCAGCGACACAATTCCAAGCGCAAGCGTTCAATGAGATGCTTCCGCCCGAGGGTCCGGTGCGCACACAGGTCATGGGCGAGCTTACGCAGGGCAAAGAGGCCCAAAGTCGCCGCGTAAAGGAGTTTATGAACTACTACATCACGAATGTGATGGAAGAATACACGCCTGAATTCGACCAAATGCTGTTCTATTTACCTTTAGCGGGTAGTACGTTCAAAAAAGTCTACTATGACGCGAACATGGACCGTGCGGTCAGCAAATTTGTGCCTGCTGAGAACCTTGTGGTGCCGTATGACGCTGCTGATTGGAAACTTCGCCGTTTGTGGCGCAGGTTATTCGTCAGCCGTGGAACGATGTGCGCAAACAGCAGGTCAATGGCTTCTATCGTGACGTTGAAATCCACCCTTCACAGGCTCCGACAACGGATGCGATGTCTCAACAGGACGAAATTGACGGTCAAATGCCGTCAAACATCGACTATGACGTCACATTATTGGAATTTCACGTAGATTTGGACCTCGTAGGGTACGAGGACATGGGGGAAGACGGCGAACCGACTGGAATTATGCTTCCATATGTCGTGACAGTGTCCGAGGACACCGGTCAAGTGCTTGCGATCCGCCGAAATTGGGATGAAGATGACCCGAAACAGCGCAAAAAGCAGTATTTTGTGCACTATAAGTTCCTTCCGGGCTTTGGTTTCTATGGATTAGGGCTAATTCATACGATTGGCGGGCTTTCCCGTACCGCCACGGCAGCACTGAGGCAGTTGATCGACGCCGGTACGTTGTCCAATCTCCCAGCGGGCTTTAAAGCGCGTGGATTGCGTATCAGAGACGACGACGATCCTCTTCAGCCCGGCGAGTTCCGCGACGTGGACGCTCCGGGTGGGGCTATCCGCGATAGCCTCATGCCGCTGCCCTTTAAGGGACCAGATGCGACCTTATTCAACCTTTTGGGCTTCGTTGTGCAGGCTGGACAGCGTTTTGCAACGATTACAGACATGAAAGTGGGCGACGGCAACCAAAATGCTGCCGTTGGGACCACTGTAGCGATGCTGGAGCAAGGCGCGCGGGTTATGAGTGCCGTTCATAAGCGCATGCACTATGCAATGCGCCGTGAATTTAAGCTTTTGGCGCGTGTTATGAGCGAAAGCTTGCCTCAAGAGTATCCTTTTACCGTTGCAGGCGGCGATCAGACGATTATGGCCACTGATTTTGATGATCGGGTCGATGTAATTCCGGTATCTAACCCGAATGTCTTTAGTCAGGCCCAGCGCATTGCGCTTGCGCAGACTCAAATGCAGATGGCGTCGCAGGCGCCCGATTTGCATGACATGCACGAGGCATTTAGGCGTATGTACGACGCTCTGGGCGTTCGTGACATCGACAAAATACTCAAACCTAAACAAGAGACTGAGGCGATGCCAAAGGACCCTGCACAGGAGAATATAGACGCTCTGGACCAAGTTCAGTTGCAGGCATTCCAAGGGCAGAACCACGACGCGCACGTTATGGCTCACTTAACGTTTGGTGTTTCGGGTATTGTGCAGCAATCCCCCGCTATCGCAGTAAACTTACAAAAACACGTTATGCAGCACTTGAAGTTAAAGGCAGAAGAGCGCGCAATGGCGCAAATGCAGCAAATGTCGCAGGGTCAGCCGCTGCCGCAGGACGCAGAAGTTATGTTGCAAGGTTTGACTGCACAATTTATTGCGGAAGAGTTACAAAATGCGCGTCAGTTGAGCATGCAGATTGCGGGTGCGGGCGAACAGCAGGGCCCCGACCCACTGATTGGCTTGAAAGAGAAAGAGTTGCAAATACGCGAGCAGCAAGTTCAGGCGAATATTGCCAACGATCAGGCCGAATTGCAGCTTGACCAGCAAAAAGCGGCGGAGCGGGCGCGTGAATTCGATGCGCGGTTGGCGCAACAGGAGCAGCTTGCACAAGAAAAATTGCAAGCGAGCCGAGAACGTGAGATAATGCGACTACAAGCGCAAATGCAGCAACGGAGACAACAATGAGTGTAGTTAAAATTGTAAGCGGCCCGGGTGCGGATGCGCCGAAGCCACAAAAGTATGCCGATATTGAAGGCCAAGGCAAAATTCCTTTCTGTGAAATGAAGGAAGAAAAGACGCCAAATACGGCTAAAGCAAAGATTACCACTGGCAAGAAGCGCGGAATGGGCGCAGCATTGCGAGGTGGCCGCTTTACAAACGCTTAGATTGGATAAGCCTAATGAGATTTTATAGTCCTTATGCTTTTCAAAGCGAGTTAAGCAGTGGAATTGGCTCTCTGCAAGGTGATATGTCTTATTCTGAGGGCTTGAGCCGTCTTCCATCATTAGGCGTTATCCCCGAGGATCCTAGCCCGTATTCGCTACCGTTACCGTCAGAACCCATGACCGCGCCTATGCCCTTTGGAAATCCGTCGCGCCCATTAGTTCAACGCCCGCTGTCCCTTATTCCTCCCGCTCCTCAACCTTTTGGCGGTGCAACCCAAGGCGGTATTATGTCGGCGCTAGAGCCCCACAAGAGAGCGCTATACGAATCGTACAACCCTAAAAAGGTTGATAGGTTCTTCCAAAGGGTAGAGCAAATGTCTAGTCGCTTTTTTCCGGGGTATGCGGGTGGCGACGAACCTCAAATAATGTACTGATGTGTACTTTGGTCTTGGTTTTGTGGGGCCAAAGTTTTCAGTTAGGGTTTTATAAAGCCTGTTATTACGACTGTGGATTCAAAAAGTATGGATATTATGATAGGGTTTACCGTGTAAGCCCCGATTATTGGTGTCCAACTAAATACAGATTAACGTAATGGCTATACTCGAAACAATCGCCGCGGCTAATGCGGCCTATTCCGTGATTCGTACCTGCATTCAAAATGGGCGTGAAGGGGCCGATCTCATGGCGTCTGTGGGAAAGTTTCTCACTGCCGAAGACGATATAAAACAAGCCGTACAGAAGAAGAAAAACAGCCCCCTCACCGCTATCACTGGCGGTGCTGAAGGCGACTGGGAAGAGTTTCAAGCTCTTGAAAAAATACGCGAACAACGTAAAGAATTAGAATCATATATTCGTTTATATGGGCAACCCGGCCAATGGGACAGATGGCAACAGTGGCAGGTGGAAGCTCGTAGAGCAAGACAGGCCGCAAAAAAAGCAGCGGAGCAAGCTAGACAGGAACGCAATGAAGCTCTTGCAGTGGCTGGGGGAATAACCATAGCAGTAATAGTTTGTGTCCTTGCCGTGTATTACTTGGGTGTATACTTGGAGCGTTGGTAATGTGGATACTTGTGTGGCTTAGTTTTATTGACGGGCGGTTTGAGTATTACCAGCTTGGATCGTATGGAACAGAAGCACATTGTAACAAGGAAAAGATAAAAGCAGAGGTTATGGTTAAGAATGCCGGACAAGCCGTCCATTGCTTTGAAATTAGTCGAAATTAAGCCAAACGTCTGGTGT